ATTGACGGGGAAGATTATGGTAGGGGATATGTAGAGGAATACCTTGGAGACCTCATAAGCCTAGAGACTCTTACTCAGGCCATTGTTGAAGGCTCTGCCGCAGCCGCCAAGGTTCTCTTCCTAGTGAATCCTAACGGCACTACGCGAGCCAAGACGCTTGCTGAGAGCCCCAACGGCGCCATCACGCAGGGCAACGCTAACGACGTGTCTGTCCTACAGCTCAACAAGTTTAACGACTTTAGAATCGCCGCCGACACTTCCAACGCCATCAAAGAGCGCTTGGGACAGGCGTTCCTTCTTACGTCAGGTGTTGTTCGCAACGCAGAGCGCGTGACCGCTGAGGAGATTCGTATGCTCACTATGGAGCTTGAGTCAGCCCTTGGCGGGCTCTACTCGCTTCTGAGCAACGAGCTACAGCTTCCCATGGTCAACCGAGTCATGGACATCATGACGGCTGACAAGCGCCTTCCTAAGCTTCCTGCTGACTTGGTAAAACCAGTAATCATCACAGGCGTTGAGGCGCTTGGTCGAGGCAACGACCTACAGAAATTAGATTTGTTCTTGGCTGGAGCCGCGCAGGTCGTTGGACCTCAGGCTATCGGTCAGTTTGTTAATGTTGAGGAATACTTCAAGCGCAGGGCTACAAGCTTGGGCATCAAGACCCGAGGGCTCATCAAGACGCAAGAGGAGATGCAACAGCAGATGCAACAATCTCAGATGATGTCTTTGGCAGAGAAAGCCGCTCCACAAGGAGCAGCCGCCTTGGGCAACATCGCAAAAGACAACGCAGCCGCAGCGCGTGAGCAGGAGGCTGCACCTAACGAACAACAACCGCAATGAGCGAATCACACGTAATTAACGACCCGACACCGTCGGAACAAATCACCCTCGAAGAAGAGGCTTCTAAAATCGAAGATGCAGAACAGCAAACAGAGCGCCCTGAGTGGCTCCCTGATAAGTTCAAGTCCCCTGAAGACCTAGCAGAAGCCTACAACAACCTAGAGCGCAAACAAGGCGCTCCTGAGGAATCAGCAGAGGACTTGCCGCCTACTGAGCCTACCGAAGCTCCGTCGCAGGACGCACAGGTCACAGCGATTTCAGGAGCCTCTGAAGAGTTTATGGAAAGCGGCGCCCTCAGCGATGCCACCTACGATAACCTAGCTAAGTCTGGTCTTAGTCGTGAGTTGGTTGATTCATACATCGCAGGTCAAGAGGCTCTCCAGCAGTCTGGTGAAGCTGAACTGCTAGAAGCTGTCGGTGGTCGTGAGTCTTACGACAAGATGTCTGAGTGGGCCACTGAGTCTCTCAGCGACAAACAACTCGAAGCTTACAACCAAGCCCTCGAAACCGGAACTGACGAGCAAGCCGCGCTGGCTATCGACTGGCTAAAAGGTAAATACCAAGAAGCCAACGGCGTTGCCCCGTCGCTTGCACAGGGTAAGACCTCAGGCTCTGGCTCAAGCGCCTTTGAAAGCCGAGCTCAAGTCATGGCCGCTATGTCGGAACGTGACGCAACAGGACGCAAGCGCTACGAAGTAGACCCAGCCTATCGCGCTGAAGTAGAGCGCCGTCTTGCAATCTCTAACATTTAATAACTATGACAGAAGTAATCACTTGGGTAATCGACAACAAAGACGTAGTCATTCAAATCCTTACTGGGTTGGTAACCGCTGCAAGTCTCATTGCCGCACTCACTCCTAACGACAGCGACAACGTGTGGGTGGCTCGCGCCAACAAGGTTGTTAGCTGGCTCGCACTTAACGTAGGAAAGGCTAAGAGTCGTGGCTAAGATTTGCCCTAAGGGTATCGCTTGGGCTAAACGCACCTTCGACAAATACCCGTCCGCATACGCCAACATGGCGGCTTCCAAGTATTGCAAAGACCCCAACTACGGGAAAGGCAAGAAGCGGAAGGCGCTCAAGATACGGAAGAAAAAATAACCATGGGAGAACTAGCTAAATGGAGGCGCCAGAAGTGGGTCCGCATCGGCTCTGATGGTAAAATCAAAGGTGAATGCGGAACCTCCAAAAACAAGAAGAACCCCGACAGATGTCTACCTATGTCTAAAGCAAAGAACCTTACAATTAAGCAACGGGCTGCTACAGCTCGCAAGAAGAAGAAAGCTGGAGCCAAAGGCAAACAGTTTGTGTCGAACACTAAGTCTGCGAAGGTTTCCTACAAGAAATGATTAAGCTTCTTGTGTCCCTCCTTCTTGAGTTTCCCAGCCTCGCTGACGCTGTGTTCAAAATCCGCAATGAGTATATTAAAGCCTATAAGGCTAATCGTCGTAGCCGCATGGATAAGCGTATCGACGACTGGCTGCACCACGATTCAAAAGAGTGAAATTCCTTACTTTATTTCAGAACTTGAAAAACATTCTTTTTCGTTTGAAGAAAAAGAAACCATCGCTGAACTTCTTAGATACGCAGCGCGATTGGAAGCAGAGTGAGATTGTCGGTATTTGTGTTGGTCATTCCCGCATAGGGGACCACGGAGCCTACAGCTATGACTGGCTAAACAGCGAGTGGAGTTACAACCGAGAGGTAGGCCGAGCGCTTCAACGCAGCCTAGACTCGAAGGGAATACCAAACAAACTATACACCTGTTACAACGCTAAGTCCTACCCAGCGGCTATGCGCTACATCAAAGGACGCCTTAAAGAACACAACGCCACTCTGGCTGTTGAGCTGCACTTTAACGCGTATGACTGCAAGACGCGAGGCACTGAGACTTGGTATCGTTACGGAGCGCCCAAAAGCAAGAAGCTGGCGTCCAGTATTCAGTCTGCCATTCTAAACGCCTACGGCAGTCGTAACAGAGGCATCAAGGGAGCTAAGAAAGGCTACAACGGCTACAGCTTCCTCAACAAAGCCGACATCCCCACAGCACTGTGTGAACCATTTTTCGGAGACAACAAAGAAGATTTTGAACTGTTCTCCAAGCCTGAAGAACTAGGCCAAGTCCTAGCTGACGGCATCAATAATTTCCTGTTGGATAAGCATGAAAGTAACCAAAGCGCCCGAAAGGATAACGCTCCTGAGTGAACCACGCCGAGAACCAACATGAAACAGTATAAACCAAACCTAACCCTATATTATTATGGCAAACGGCCTTATTACCCCCTCACGCCTTGGACAAAGTGGCGGCGCTGGTGACACCGACGCCCTGTTTCTCAAGGTATTCGCTAATGAAGTTCTAACCACGTTTGAAGAAGTAAACGTGATGAAGGACCTACACACTGTTCGGACTATTTCGAGCGGTAAGTCGGCGCAGTTCCCCACTATGGGCAAAGCAACTGCTAAGTATCACACCCCCGGTGAAGACGTATTTGAAACCAACAATGGCACAGAATACGTTTCGACGATTAACCACAAGGAGCGCATCATTAACATTGATGACGTGCTTATTGCGGCTACATCCATTGCCAACATCGACGAGCTGAAGAACCACTACGACGTGCGTTCTGCTTACTCGACCGAGTTGGGTCGTGCTCTTGCCAAGCGCTTCGACCTCGCTACCATGCGGACCCTCGTTGCTGCTTCTCAAGTAGACGCTGCTGGACGTGCTAACCCTGACGCTGGTCAAGGTATCAAGATTGACTTGGGAACCACCACTGGTGCTCCTGCTGACCTCAGCTCCGCTGCCAACCTCATTCAGACCTTCCGCCTTATCGCGCAGAAGCTGGACGAGCAAGACATCCCCGCTGAGGACCGCTTCGTCATCTTGACTCCTGAGCTTTACTACCTCCTTGCTGGTAGCGACAACGCTGCCATCAACCGCGACTTCGGTGGCGGCGGTAGCATCGCATCCGGTAAAGTCATGGAGCTTGTCGGTCTGCAAATCTTCAGCTCGACTCACCTGTCTGACATCACCACCAATGATACGACTGCTGATGACACCAATGCTAAGAACAACCCATTCGATGACGCTGATGGCTCCTCGGCTGGTAAAGGCTATCTTGACGCAAGTCTTGACACGCTTAAGTTCGTTGCTGGTCACAAGTCGTCTATTGGCACTGTTAAGCTGATGGACCTTGCTGTGGAATCGGAGTATTCCATTCCTAAGCAAGCCACCCTGATGCTTGCCAAGTATGCAATGGGCCACGGTATCCTTCGTCCTGAAGGTGCTGTGAGTGTTATTGCTTAATCAAACCCTCAAGGGGTCTCCTTAGAGTAATCTTTGGAGGCCCCTTTTTTTCTTATGGCTAAACGAGTAAACCTTCGCGTAGAGCACAAGTCCAAAAAGGGCGGTCTTACCCAAAAGGGGAGGGACCACTACAATCGTAAAACAGGCTCTAACCTAAAAGCTCCTGTTACCGAGAAGAACCCAAAAGGAAAAAGGGCTGCTAGGCGGCGCTCGTTCTGCGCTCGCATGAAGGGCGCCAAGGGTCCCATGAAGGACTCCAAAGGTCGCCCCACTAGAAAGGCTCTCGCCCTGCGCCGCTGGCGCTGCTAATCAACTAATTTTATGGCTCTCACTACTGAACTAGAAAGCGTAAACCAAATGCTTGGGCATATTGGTGAAGCGCCTATAAACTCTCTTGCGGACACGGCAGCTCTGCCTATCTCGGCAAGCACCGCCCTCACCGTCCTTCGTGAAGTATCAAAAGAAGTGCAAACCGAAGAGTGGCACTTTAACACTGTTACTGACTACGAACCAGTCAAAGAAGACACAGGCAAGCTTCGGCTTCCTGACGAGACTCTATTTGTTGATTCTGTAGACACGGACATGGATGTTGTTCAGCGTGGTTATTATTTGTATAATCGCAAAGAGCGCACTGACGTTTTCAGTGAGACCTTCAAGGTTGACCTCACCGTCCAACTAACTTGGGACGAACTCCCCGAGGTCGCCAGACGTTACGTAACACTAAGAGCTTCCCGCATCTTTCAAGGACGCATTGTGGGTAGCGCAGAGCTTCAATCTCTAATCGCTGTTGACGAGATGCAAGCTAGAGCACGCCTGTTGGAACTAGACGCTCAGTCTTCCGACAGAACCATCTTTGACAGCGAAGACGTATACCGCCGTATCGGTGTGCAACGAAACCTAAATATCTACTAATGCCTTTAATCAACACATCGGTAAGCAACCTCATTCAAGGGGTCTCACAGCAACCTGATTCTGTAAGGTTTACAGGTCAGTGTGAGGAGCAGGAAAACGCTCTGCCTAGCATCGTGGACGGGCTGCAAAAGCGCCCCGGATGTCAGCACCTTGCAACCCTTCTAGATACCGCAGCCTTGGACGCAAACTCCAAGGTTCACTTTATTGAGAGGGACAAGAATGAAAGGTATGTTGTTATAATTAAAGAGGACACAACATCAACGAAGTCCATCGCAGCCTATAACCTTTCTACAGGAGTCCAAGCGACAATCACAGAGCGTTACCGTGGTGTTGTTGATTCATTCCTAGA